CGAAGACCTCAGGGCCAACTTGGTGGAGAAGTCCAATCAACTGTCAGGACAATTAACTCAGACCAATTTGAAGATCAAGGAGCTGAACACGGAGGCGGAAAAGCTAAAAGCTTTGACACCAGAAGAAAAGAATGGAAAGAATCGGAAGAAGAAAGGAAAGACCATGCAAGTGGCGTCTCAAGCGAAAGAAGTGATGGAGATCCAAAACAAGATAGCGGAGTTGAGGAAGCAGTTGAAACAGTTTGCTATTGCAGGGGCCTCTTCAAGCACACAGGTGTTGGAGAATGCCCAATAGTGAATCCATGTATACCTCACTATCGAAGAAAGGTTGCGGACACGGCTGACTGGAAAATTGATGACGATTTCTTTAAGTATTTCGAAGATGATGATCTGATGAAGGAATTTGGTTTGAAGTCCAGTAAACTGACCGAGGATTATTGTTGGCCCTCAAAAGGGGACGAACAAATTTTCCAGTCGTTGAAGTTTCATGCGCAAAAGAACAGAGAGGCTAGGGGGAATATGATTCCACCGACTCTCGTTGAGGAGCGCTTGATATTGAATGCGTTGGAGGAATATTTTCGACCAGTTATACTGGATTACTGGAAACAGCCAAAGAGAGAGTTCTCTGTTGGATGGTTTTCCGATGCTCTTAGAGAAGTTGACCTGGACTCAAGTCCGGGTTGGCCTTGGAAGGGCGCTGGTTACCAAACTAATAGGGAGTTTCTTTTTAAGCCCGACGGAGAACTGAATAAGCAAAATGTGGTTCTCTTGTTTGAGGCGGTGAATGATAGGTTAAATAAATTAAGGGAAGGAGTTGCATCTGATGATATTAATTTGTTCATCAAGGATGAGCTGCATAAGAGGAAGAAGCGAGTAGATGGAGCCTGGCGGCTGATAGCGTCAGTTGGATTAACTGATTGCATGGTTGATAGGTTCCTATTCGGTGATTTCTTTAATTCTATGTATAAGCCCTCGGGGTGGACGACGACGCCAAATAAGGCGGGGTGGTCCCCAGTGAAGGGGGGTTATAAATGGTTTTATAAGCGGTATGGCGGGAGAAGGGTTTTGATGGCTGATAAGTCTGCGTGGGATTGGACGGTCCAGGAGTGGGTCGTCAACTTGATTAGAGATTTCATGGTTCGTGTGTTGTGCACGGACAGGAATGGAGTCCATGATAAGAATCTCGCGCGCTTAATAAGCAATCGCTTTGACTCCCTCTTTGCTGCGGCGCGGTTCAATGTTGGTGGATACTTGGTCTTTGAGCAATTCCTTGCTGGGATTATGAAGAGTGGATGTTTGGGTACTATTGCCTGGAATGGCATAGGACAGCTCATATTGGATGTGTTGGCTAAGCTGCGGATGGGTCTTGACCTGGACAACCCGCCTGATGTGATGGGAGATGATACTTCCCAATTGGAACCTTGTTATCCTAATGGAGAATATTGTTCCAGGGAGTTTTGTGATCAGTTGCAGATGGGGGGGTGTGTAGTTAAGGAGTTTGCGGTGGCGGACACTTCTGATAATGAACCCATAGAGTTCGCTGGGACCTCATTTAACGCCATTAAGGCTGTTCCTGCTTATAGGGTTAAGCATTTAGCCATGTTGATGACTGCATGTGAGACTAGGGAGTTGAAGGCTGAGGCGTTGGTTTCATACCAACGTTTGTATGCGTTTGACGACTTTATGTTTCCTCGGTTGACTAGATGGTTGATAGACCTTGGCGGGGAGGCAGTGACGAGAGACTATGCCCAAGATTGGTATAATGGTCTCGTCGGGCGTGATGATCTTAATAAATTCTACTGAATGCGTGTGAGTGTGAATGTGTGGGTTGGTTTGGCCCTCTAACCCTTGTGTG